CCTTTGCGTCGCCTCTTACTTCTTGTGCTACTTTAAATGCCTGTAATCCACCTTTGTTATTCATAAGGTGTTCGTAAACCGGTGTTGGATAAGCTCCCGGAGCGGATGGTTGAGCTACTACGTCAACAGTAATAATTTCAAAACCTTGAACATTACCACTGCTGTCAACTTCGCCTGAGCCTCTACTACTTACACCCAACTTAACTCCCGCTGTTAACATAGATTCAATTAATTGACCCATTGGAGTCGGGAGGATTTTAAGTTTTCCGTAACCGTTTGGACCGTCCATCCACATTTTCGTAATCATGTGACTTACACGGTCTAGGTTAATTTTTAAATCCTGAGGATGATCAACTTCGCCTAGAACTGAGTATCCGCCAGAGATCTGTTCATTGAGCGTCTTGACAGCCCTGCCAATTTCTTGAGAAGAATAAACACGCTGATTTGCATTACGGATATCACCTTGGATGCAAATGCCGTTTAGATGCAAGGACTTTTTACCGTCCTTGCCTTCTTCGCTTTCAAGAACAATCTTAGCCTGGTCAAAACTCAAATGTTCCGATAGGGCAGTTTTCATCATTACCTATTACCTACGGCCACGGAAAAGGCTTGTACCGTCTGTGGAACCTTCTGCAGATCCTTTCTTCTCAGCGCCGTGACCAGCACCGTTCTTCTTGAAAGCATCGCCTTTAAATCCACCAACAGTGTTTAAATTACCTGTCTTCATTTCTTTTGGCTTTGTGTCGCTTAATGCAGAACCTTTAATAGTTCCACCTGCACCAACACCACCAGCGTCAGCACCATCACGACCGCTTAGGATGTTAGCAGATGTACCACCCATGTCGTTCTTGCTAAACTTTAGGCCTGTTGCAGAACCGTCAGCCTTTTCAGCTGCACCTTTCTTTTCTGCGCCGTGGCCTGCTGGAACACGCTCAACGTACTCACGAACTGTTTCTAGTTCGATGTCGTCATTCATTTCTTCGTCGTCTGCGCCCATGTCGCCCTCGTCGTCGAATTCGCCTTGCTCTTCTTCAGCGCCAGATAGTGCATCAAACTTAGCTTGTAGCTCGTCAATGATGTCACCTAAATCTTGCATGATTTCTTCTTCAGATTCTTTGCCGCCTTCGTCGTCGCCCATGTCGCCCATGTCGCCCATGTCGCCTTCGTCGTCGCCTATATCTAGCTCACCTGCTAGATCGTCGGTTGCGTCAGCTTCTGCAAATTCGTCGTCGAAACCTTCTTCAACTTCTTCTTCGTCTTCGTCTTTTTCTTCTTCGTCGTCGCCTTCAGCGATTTCAGATTCAATTAAACTTTCGTAGATGTCACGGGACTTAGCAACCACGTAATCGTGGAATAGCTCTTCAGCTTTTTGCTGCTCACCGTTAACTAAATGCTCGAGCATTTGCTCGACCAATGAACTCTTTTCTGCCATGTTTGTTCTCCTTAGATGGTTAGGCTGTCTTGTATTGTATTTAATACTAATATTATAAACCACCGTTAAATGGTAGTTTTTTGAAGTATTTGATTAGAATATATAGTTCCGTTAAATTTTTTATCTAACTCGTCGTAAGAAATATGAGAAAGATTAGAAAGCTGCGGACCTAACTTGTCGGGCACAAACCCTCCGTTTTCTACTACTCTAAAAAAATTAACTTGTTTAAATTCCTTAATAACTTTTTCAGTCTGACTGAGCCAGTTACCAAAGAACGTTGCTGCATCGGAGCTTTTCTTGTAGTTAAACGTATCTGCATAGACATTGTTAAATCTACCAGCGTTGCCCTGGTAATCAAAACCTAAAATATATATCTCTTTATGCCCATTTGATGCAGCAAAATGCAAGGCTGTTGGGCCACTGCTCCACCCTTTATGTGGTGTAAAAAGATTAATATTTGACTTTGTTGAGATACCTTTATTTGGGTTTGTCCATACAGAATGTGTTTTATGGTACCCGGAAGCAATGATTTCGTTGACCATTTTTACGTCAACTGCAATTAAAAAGTGAGGATCAAATTCTCTATATTGAGCGTTACATCCGTAGACTGTGCCCAATGGAAGTAAATTATTAGGGTTTATTGCCAAACGACTTCGACCGTTACCTAAAACGAATGCCGGAGTGTGTTGATTTTGAAGTTTGCTATTAAGCTGCTGGTTGTTCTGCTGGCGGCTGTCCATACATCTGTCTTATAAATTCCATTTCAGATACAGTTTCAGCTTCGTGTGCTTCTGACTGCATCCTTAATTTATTGATTTGGCCCAGCGTCAATCTTATTTTTCGAGTGTCACTTTTCTTCAAGACATCAGAGTCGTCTTTGTTTTCGTACCTACGGTCTGAGGCAATCTCATTACTTGAGTTTGAATAATAAATGAATTCGTTAAGAAGCATAATGTATTTATTAAGCTGCTGGAGGTTCTGCCGGCGCTGCTTCTGCACCGCCTTCGGCTGCTGCTGCCATATCTAATGGTGCTTCTGCTGTTTGATCCGCAACTTCTGCTGACATAGCACCAGGATTGATTCCTGCAGATCTCATTTCTCCAGCTGCATTAGCAGGAGGAGTTAAGTTTCCAGCATTCTCTTCTCTCCACAATGTTTCGTTTTCCGAAATCTCTTCTTGTGTTAGACCCATAAAACGTTTTAGTGAGAAGCGTTTACTTAGGTGAGGAATGGTTGCTACCTGAGCATAAACTGCGGCTCGCACAGTATCCAATTCTGCTTGGCGATAAGCAGCAAAGTTCTGAGGTTGATTGAATTTTAATTCAAACAAACTATTGTCAATATTGATGCCTTTGCTTAATAACCAAAGTTTAAATTCTAAATCAAATGTTTCAACAATACTTGCTTGTAATCTCTTACAATATTCATTAAATCTTAATTCCTGAATTAATGCAGTACCTACTTTACCGTCGGCAACTGTATTAGATGCTTCGTCAATACCAGTTGGCAAATAAGCTGCTGGAATACGTAGAGCACGGAATAGTTTATTTGTAAAGAATCGTAAGTCTGTAATTTCGCCTAAGTTACTACCGCCTGGCAATGTATCGACTTTAGATCCTCGACCTTCTGCTGTTTGAGGGAAGAAGTAATCTTCGTTAGTAGAAAGCGGATTATAACTCGAATCCATAACGCTTGTTCCACCACCTGTTGCTGATGGGATACGACGTTGCTGAATTTCATTCTTAACACGCTCGACAAAGCTCATAGCCATGTGTGCTGGCATGTTACCTACGTCTACGTAGAAAATACGGCGCTCAGGAGCACGTTGTACACGATAGATAATAATCGCATCTTCTAGCAATTCTTTCTGCTTATAGACTTTGAATACTGATTCTAACAATGAATTACCAAAAGGATAGTTATTGTCCATACCTTCGCTTAGGCTAATATGAACGATATCCTTTGCATCAATTGCTATTTCGTTTTGTGCGTTTTGGAATCTTGTTCCGGCCGGTCTTGCTGCATCACCAACAAATCCGCGACCAAATCCTCCGCCGCTGGTATAAGAACTAGTACCACTTGGTTGTGTATTAGTTGTACCGTGAGGAGTTACTGCAATTAAGTTCTTGAAATTAAAGTTAATATCTTTAATAACATACTGCTCAGGAATCTTACCTTCCGATTCGTTAACAATAATCTTTGTAACTTTTGCAGCGTCTACAAATAATAATTTCTTTGTTTCTGGATCACGTACAAAGAAACAGTCGCCGTACTTAAAAGTGTTTCTAACAATACGGAAAATTCTAGTTTCAAACTGCTGATCTTTGACCCATTTTTGTAAACTTTCTTTTAACAACTTAACTTCAGTGTTAGTTGGTTTGTTACGGAATTTAAAATTGAACGGGGTGGTGTTTTCTTTATCTTTTTGTGTACAAAATTCAGCAAGGATATCTAACGCAGCATTAATTTCTGGATCCATATCCATAGTATCGTACTGCATATATCGTTCAATACGATTTGGTGCGCCAGCATAAACATCGGGCAGATAGCTAGAATAGTTAACACGAGCCGGTCCAGCACGTTTGCCCGACGATAACGGGCTCACAGAAGAAGACGATTGCATATTGGACACGTCTACTGTACTAAAATGTTTTTTCCAACTCATCTAATTATTATCCTTTATGTAACTGCCGAGAACACGTCGCCAGTTATATTTCCGTTCATGCTTTCTTGTACTCTAAGCTGATTGTTTAACAAACTGTTAGTCTGTCTTTGCAATGCAATCAGTTTCTCCACATTAGTATTTAAGGTATTCAAGCCTGCAAGTTGTGTTTCTTGAGCAGCTGATTTTGGAGGTTCATTTGCAGGAGCTGTAGAACCAGCAGCAGGAGTTGTAGACGATCCGGGAGTACCAGCTTTTTTGGCTTCTTCTGTTTTCTTTTGTTCTTTAACTGATTCTGCTACCGAAGTTCCAGCAGGTGTTGCTCCGGTATATTGAGGATCTTTAGCAAATGCGCTGCCTTCTTTAGCTGCAAGCCCTTTTAATAATGAATGAGTATCGCCTAAATTTAGAGCATCCTCGGCAGCTTTTTTCTTTTCAAGTGTTGCAACTTCTGCTTTTGTATGTCCTAATTTTTTATTTTCAAACGCAAGTTGAGTTTTCTTTTGCTGCTCTTCTTTGGACTCGTAGCCACGCTCTTTCATTTTGGCAGCACGTTCTTTATCTCTTTCTTTTTCTTTTTCGTTCAACTCTGCTCGACGTTTTTCTCTTTCTTCGCCTCGCAATTTGGCTTCTTCGTCAGATAGTCCACCAAATTTTTCTGGAAGTTTTTGTCTAATAGTATCGACTACTTCCATAATATTCATACCAAATCGTTCAATGTTATCTTTTAATGCTTCCCATGCTGTGCTTAACGTAAATCCATTTTTATACAATGCGTAGAATATCGCAACTACTGCACCAACTGCAACAACAACGGCAAGCATAGGCGCACTAAGTCCTAATGCTGCGGCCGCGGCCGCCCAGGTTGCAGATATTTGCGCCATAAGTCCTGCTAGCAATCCTGTTCTTGCTCCTGTTTCTGCTACCGTTGTTAAAGTGTTAAAGGCTTTAGCCGCGGTATTAGCTGCAATAATCAACGCATATGTCGCAAGAGCTGCTCCTAGTCCTACTAATATAGGTAAGATATTATCTAAAATAAATCCACCTATTGCTGTAAATGCAGGTAGGACATAATCATTGATCAATCCACCTATAGCCTGAATAGTAGGCCACAGATCCATAAACGCAGGAACCACATGGTCTCTAATAAATTCTCCTAATTGAGTCACAATAGGACCTAATATGTCTAACAATGCCGACCCGACCGCAGTAACAATAGTGGCCATTACTTGGAAAGCAGGTACCAAATAAGTCATTACTAGATTAGCTGTAAACTCAAACGCCTTCATTAATAAATCTAGTAATCCACTATTAGCTAAAGCCATTTGGAAGCTGTTACTAAATGCAGCCAATGTTTCTTTTGACTTAGAAATGGCTTCATTCATTTTGTCAGTTTTAGCTTTAGCTTCTTTTTGTTCAGCAGTTGCTTCTGACAATGCATCTTTCTGCATACTCTGCGCTAATGTTAAGGCATTCATTGTTCCTGCAAACTCAGGAGCTGCGGCAAACGTTCCGCCTAATTGTTTTGCTGCGGCTGCACCTTCCTCAGCCATTAAATTGTTTAGAGCGTTTCTTTCTGCTTCGGTTACAGCTTCGCCTTTTTGCATCTTAGCACGTAGCTGTTGCAGCATCGCTCCAGACTTTGGCATCTGTGCTAATAACTTTTGGTTTTCTTCAGTTGTAGCTGTGCCAGTAGCAAGAATATCTTTAGCAAAGTTACCCAACGGTCCTTGCATACCTCCAGCTAGTCCGCCTAATGTATTCAAGAACGACTCTCTAACTTCTTTACTCTTACCAGCCATTGCTCCTTGGAACTGTGCATCTTTGGCTGCGGCCATCATCTCAGCTTCTTTAGCAGAACGCTCTACACCAGTAATCTTAGCAAGTGCGTCAACTTCTTTTAGATAATTCTTTGTGCTCTTAGCAAGTTCGGCATTAGTTTGTTTACCGTTTGTACCTTGTGCTTTTAATAATGCACCATAGTTTGCTAGACCTTGATTAATTTCTTTTGTGCCGTAACCAAGTGCATATAATTCGCTTCCTGTATTTCTTAATTCTTTAGAAACTTGAGCAAATCTTTTTGCGCCTTGTTCAGTTGTTCCACCGAATCCTAGTAATGCCTGTCCGTTGGCTTTTAAGAAGGAACCAAACTGTTCCATGGTCATACCAGCCTGCGATGCTGCTCTAGAGAAGTTGTTAACACTTCCTCCAAATGTAGCACCAGATGCTGCTGCATCTTGGTACGACTTAACTACTGATTCGGATGCAGCGGCAACTGCCGAGAACATTGTACCCACTAACGGTATCTTATTAAACACACCAGCAGCGTTAGTTAAACTGTCTCCAACATTAGCAAACTGCTGAATAATTTCAGTAGTTGCTGTGCCTAGGCCAACAAACCCGCCTACAAGTCCTTTGGTTGCATTTGCTAACTTAGCAAATCCAGAAGTAGATTTTTTCTTTTCTTCTTCTTCCTTTTTATCTTCGGGACTGCTGCCTTTCTTAGGAACGTTTGGCCCGCCCTTGCCTTTGTCGTCTTTACCGCCACCGAGTTTCTGTTTCTCATATTTCTTTAGAATTTTGAGAATTTCATTTAGGGTAAATTCAGATGCGGCATTCTTGGCTTCAACTGTGCCAATTCCTGGAATGTCTACTAATACTGGTGATGCCATTCTTTATTTTTCCGGTAAAAACTACGTATATAAATACTTTAAGCGATAATGTATTTATTGGAGAAAAAATGAGCTCAGACGCACAAAACGAAATTAAATCGGAAGAACCAAAACGCAGTAACCCTCTTGCGCAATGGTATAGACAACCTAAGATTTACATTAGACTTCCGTCTGAAGGAAGATTCTATCCAAACGGTTCATTAGATGTTAGCACTACCGAAGAATATGCGGTTTATGCTATGACAGCTAAAGATGAGCTAATGTTTAAAACTCCAGATGCGTTACTATCTGGGCAAAGCACTGTTGAATTAATTAAGAGCTGTATTCCTGCAATTCGAGATCCGTGGAAGATGCCAAGCATTGATTTAGATCTTTGCCTTGTTGCTATTCGTTTAGCTACCTACGGAGACAAAATGGAAGTAGGTGCAAACTGTCCTTATTGCAAAGAAGAAAACGAATACGAAATCGATCTTAATCAGTGGCTAGGTCTGTATAATGGCTATAAGTTTGAAAGCGTTATCCCAGTTGGTCCGCTAACTGTAAACATTCGTCCTTACAATTACCAAGAAGTTACTAAAGCATCTATTAAAACTTTAGAAGAGCAAAGAATTTTTAATATTATCAACGACGATAATATGGGCGACGAAGAAAAATTAGATAGGTTTGGTAAAAGTTTTATTAGACTAA